CTCCACCCATAGGTAGGCCGCCGCCTCCACCGCCGCCTCCAAGTCCGCCGTCATCACCATCGTCTTGACCACCACCTTGTTGATAATCAGCGCCTGGCTCTCCATAAATGTTATCGACGGGGTCGTATATGTGTGTTCGTTTAATAATCTGCATTGTTTGTTGTAGTTCAGCGGCAAGAGCAGTTTCAAGACGTAATTCTTCAAGATTTTGCTGTATTTCTTTATCTGACCATTTAAATATATGCCTCCAAGCCCAAGTCATAGAAGTTAATGGCATACCACCACCTGGGTCTGTCACAGCATCTTTTGCAGTTGTTACTTTCTTTGCAAGGTTTTCCAAATCTAACATTTCTGCTTGTGATGATGGGTTTACCATTTCAAGAGTGAAATTAGTTAAATCATCGGTAAAACCAAGCATTAATAAATGGATTGTTGCAATTTTATTTAACTCCAATAAAAGTGCTTGTTGTATTCTATTTACAGTACGCATAAAACGCACATCGAGGAGAGAAAGATTTTTACCATCACCTGCTGCATCTTCAAAGTTAAGAAATGACTTTGGAACACGAAGTGCTGTAACAATCTTATTCTGTATATATTTAATGTCGTCCATTGCGGTAAGGTTCTGACCTGCGGCAAGATTCTCAATCGGGCTTGCAGCACCGTCTTCACGAACAGGGATAAAATAATCGTTTGTCTGATTCATAATATTCTTACGCATATCAATTTGACCTGTCATTGGGTCTACAATTGGTGTACGTTTGAAATTATTTGCGATTTCTTGAACATATGCAGGTACGTCAGCTTCATCAATTGCACCAACGTTAATTTTAAATACACGTCTTTCAATTGAACGATCAAGACGATACATAAACATCATATCTTCCATCATTGAAAGCATTCTGAAATGTCTACGTGCTTTATGTAAAAAACTTACACCGTATGGTAACATTGCTGAATCATAAAGTAAACGGAAGTGGGCGATTTGCCAATTTCGGTACTCAGTTGCTTGACGCTGACCCACCCACACAAAACGTGTTTCATCACTATGGTCTTCATCACTTTTATTGCCCTGAATTGTGTAACCATTTGTGTAAGGGCAATCCATTCCATTTTCATAACGTTCAATTTCATAAACAGGTAGTTCTTTCCAACCAAGCACACCCATTTGTGCATCTGTATGTAATAACCAAAAGGCGTTTCCATATTTAATCATTGAACGGGTAAGCATTGGTAAAGTTGTGTTAATTGATAAACGATTGACAAATAAGTCTTGAAGAATACCTTTTACACGTTCAGATCCTGACGTTATATTTATCAACGCACCACTTTCACCAATATAATTGGCTTCTTCTGCAACAATGTCCATTGCAGTACCAATTTCAGGCATACAATCCATTAAATCTACATCACGATACATTAATCGGACATCATTAAGGCCTGCAAGAGATTGATTGTTAATATCTTGTTGGGCACGAAACCATTGTCGTGCCATAAGTTTTTGTTGCTTTGCTTGTAAGATTTTAAAGTCTTTCTCTTGTGGGCTACGAGCAATGTCAACAATGTCATTTGAAGAACCTTGTTGATTTATATTGTAAGAATTGGATGGGGTATTTAAACTTTGAACACTACCCGTTGCCAACACTTTTTGTAACTTTTGATATACTGTTAATTTTTGATCTGACATCTTAGATGCTATTTTATTAAGATAAATATAGTTTTATTTATTTATTTTTTCTAATGCTAAAGCCACCTAACATTATGCATGCGTTAATCATCGCTTTTTCATTTTTTTGTTGTCTTGTTGAAAATGGGTTAATTTGTGTATGCGTTGAACGTGATACAAACAAATCATTCTCCATGGTACGAGAAAACGTATCAGATGGTTTCTTATTGTTCATAAACCAAGCACCAAGAATTGCAGTATCTTTTTTCTTTGTTTGTTCATTACGGAGTATTGAATATTCCATTACATAAACAATCATTGAAAGGCAAGTAAGAAGGTCATCATGGAAACCATCCATGTGGTCGGGTCTACCATTTTTAAAGACCCAAGTTTCCAACTCATTAATAACTCGTTTAGAGCGTATTCTAAGCCCATTATTTTTCAATAACTCAACAAATTTTGAAATCATTTGGAAACGAACATTGCTTGTGTGGAAACCAGGTAATTTACCATCTTTACTAACTTTATAATCAACGTATTTTTTCATAACGGTTGGTGTTTTAAGTCCTGGGTCATCATAATATAGATTTGGATATTTCATTCCCAATAAACTTAGTATTGTTGCGGAACCATAACCACCAATATCTTCAACAACAACTAGTGCATCATTATATGTGCGTCCATATTGGTTAATAATTGCCCCTGCAATTTCACCTGTTATTTTTCCGTTATATTCCAACACTTGATCAATATACGGTGTGCCTGTTTCTTCATCAACTGCATCAATATCCAAAATTTGTATCGCGGTTGAGTCTTCTGATGAACCTGATGAGTTATCACAACCAAGTATATAACGGTGTCCTTCAATTGGTGGTTTCCAAATCCAAGTTTCTTTAACCATTGGGTCAGAATATGGCCAATCTTCTGTTATCTCAATAGTGTTTTGGTCTCTTTGTGCTTCAATAGTGTCCACAGGAACTACGTTATCAGAAGAACCTAAGAAAGATACATTTAACTCTTGGTCAATAAGCATTTGGTCTTGGTTAAATGTTGCACACATAGTTTGATACCAGGGAGAATCAGGCTTCCACCCATCTCGTTCTCTTGCCCTCCATTTTTCTTCGTTATATTCAACTTCACCACGATTACCAATAGTTGGTTCTTTAATTACTTCCAACTCACCCGTTTCTTCATTCTTTTTATGCCATTCGAGGTAACGGTTATAACGAGGGTCTTGAAACCATTTAAATTCAACTGGGGTATAGTTGTTTTCACCCTTTAAGGCTTTATCATAAGTTTTATAATAAAGTTGGTCTTTACCCTTAGGGGTGGAAATCATAATGATACGTGCTTTATTACCTAATGTAGCCGTACATGCAACAGCCTGTGAATATACCTCAGGCCCGTTTTCAATCATCGCAGCCTCATCGAATATAAGAATACTTACAGCTGAAATACCACGGGCAGCATGTTTACCACTTGAACGTGCATAAATTTTACAACCATTGAATAGTTCCAATTTTTGTTTATTACGAGCCACATAAATTGATGTTGTGTTTTTTTCATTTTTAGGGTCTGGGTGATAAAAATCGCTACCCCACATCCATCTTGGTACTTGGTCAAGAAAAGCACCCATTTTTTCAATTAATTGTTGTGATGTATCAAGTTTATTACCAATACATAATATTGTTTCAGGTGCTTTCTTATCTGCAAACACACATTTATATGTTGCCCATCCTGCGGATACGGTTGTTATACCTGCCTGGCGGTGCTTAATTGCAATAGTGTTTGGATTATCTTGTAAACTTCGTAAAAAAGCTAATTGTCGTGGAAATAATAAGAATGGTGTTTCTTTAACAACATCTGCATTAAATGTTGATAAATAATTTTCTATAAAATATCGCCCCGTTTTATCTTGAAAACATTTACGATATTCTTCTCTCATATTAATCATAATTACATTTACTCTGTATAATAAATAAATATAAAGAAAAACGACTTAGAACTATATTTCAAGCGCCTAAGTCGTTATATAAATTTAAACTATAAAAAATTAATCATCTTCATCTAATATTGTTGTTGAACATAAATCATCATTGATTAAGTCATCTGACGTAAACTCATCATCGTTTAATTGATATGCATCATCATTTTGTTTAGTTTGTATGTAATCAATGAAATCGTCCTGTTCTTTTTCATAGTAAATCTTTTCAGATAATTTTGCAACAAGTTTTTTGCCTGTATTTGTGTTAGCTAAAATTTCTTGCATTATTGGATTAAAATTAGATGGTTTAAGCATAGAAATTTCCATCATAATAAAATTTAAACCAACATCAAGTGGATTTTCATTTATCTCTTCAAAAACATTTTTTAACCTTTTCCATAATGGAATGCCTAATCGTTGATCCCATATTTCTGCTAATTTAAAATCAGCCTTTGATGTTATATATTCAGCTTTTGCACGTTCATTTGGTAAACCATGCGCGATTGATAGCTCCAATAAACCTCGAATGCTTTCTTCTAATAATATGGGGAAGATAACGCCTTGTGATAGTATTTTTACTGGGGTTGTTTCACTTCCTAAATATACATCTACACATCCACCACTGTCAATTTTTTTACTAAGTTTTTGCTTAGTATGGAATAATAGCAAATTATTGATACACATAATTTTTTTGTATAAAAATGGCAATCTATCATCTATTTTACTTAAACTGTTAGAATAAGAATCCACATTTTCTGTATAATACATTGCTGCACCAATAATTATTGCATTAAGTAACCGACGTTTATATATTTCATTTGTCAGATTATTCATATCTGAAATGTTTTCAAATGAATAATCTGTTGTTTCAGGGACTAAACGTTCTTTTTTTGCATCGATTTTGTCAACGAGCTTCATTTCCATTTTTATGGTATCAGAAGGTATTTGGAATAAATCGTTTACTAAATCAAAACACAATTTTTCCAACGCATCTTGATTATCTTTCTCAATTTTTTTACATTCTGTAATTGTGTGTGATAAATCATCGCTTAATTCTTTTACATTAATGGAATCAAAATGTTTTAAAAGGTCTTCATAATAATTATTCACTAAAAACACAAGAAACTTTTCATCTAACTCAGGTGGTAAAGCGGGGTTATCCCCCAAGGAAGTCTTGTTGGCTTTAATAATATCTAATATGTTTTTAGGTAATTTCATTTATTAACGAAGATTTTTTATAAACTTATTAAAAGGTAATACTTCTGAATTTTCTTTCAAATAACGGCGACGATTTTCCTGTAATTCTTTCTTAGTAATTAAACGATGTTCTGCGACAACAGTTTGTGTTGCTGAATTACTACCACTTGCTAATGCAGTGCCACCAAATTCAACTTTTACTTTCTTAGGGTCTATTCCACTATTAGAAATCGCTTGTGATGTTTTAGACAAATCAGCCTTACCACTTGAATCGGTTTCACCTTGTATTGTAACACCTTCTGATAGCATTTCATTATATTGTGCTTCTGTTATTTTATATTTTTTTCCCATTGTAATTTAATTTTATTATTAATAAATAGTGATAATAAAGCAAAAAAACCACTTTATATAAAGTGGTTT